ATAACTCAGCTTGCTTTTAATAGAGCTATGAAAAAACTTGATCCTGCTTTTAAGGCTGCGGTGATCAAAGGTATATCAGAACCAAAGATGCAACAAATAGAGAGAGGTTCAGCCAAGAAGACTATGACCTCTTCTAGCTCTCGTAGGACAGGTAGAAAGCCTAAAGTTTAAAGGGTGGACCGATGAGCGTACCTGAAAGAGTTAAAACTAAAATGAAAGAGGAAGGACTCTCTGGTGTTAACAAACCTAAGAGGACACCTAAGCATCCTAAGAAGTCACACGCTGTAATGGCTAAAGAAGGTGACACGTATAAATTTATTAGATTCGGACAGCAGGGTGTAAGTGGTGCTGGTAAGAGTCCTAAGACTGCAAAAGACAAAGCTCGTAAGAAGAGCTATTACGCAAGACACAATGCTCAAGATGCTAAGCCTAGTAAGCTAAGTGCGAGATATTGGTCGCATAAAGTTAAATGGTAAAGGAAGCTAACCAATGAGTGGAATAAAAACGTTATTACAAAAACTATTAAAACCTAAAACACCAGGCGCTGTACGAAGTGTACGTAGCGAGATTCGTCAAAAGGTTTTAGACAATCCTAAAATTAAAGGTGATGCTGAAAAGGATGCATTAGCAGAAATTAATGCTTTGGCAAATAAACAAATTGATGCCATGAAAAAAGCAGACGCTGCAGCAAAGAAACCTAAAAGGCAACCACCTAAAGATCCTAATAAACGTAGGCAGTCAGAAAAAGAACGAAGCTCTTCTGCTACGGGTAACGTATCTGCTATAACTACTCAAGCAGGCAATAAACCGTTATCTATGGGCGTGTATCGTTCTTTTACTGATAAGCAACGTGCGGATGTTTTAGTTGAAGCAGGTAAGAACTTACGTGCTAATAAAATTACACAAGCAGAATTTAATGCTATTGAAAAGAAAGTTGATGCGGCAGATAAAGCAGCAGCGGTAGCAGCTTCTCGTAAGGCAGCTGCAGGTGCTACAGGTAAAAAGAAAATAACATTGCCTGATGCCCTTCCCTCACGTAGAGCAGAAACTAGCAAACCTTCTGGTAAAAAAGATCCTCGTGATATGACTAAAGCTGAATTAGCAGCTTATGTTAAGAAGCAAGAAGAAGAAGGTAAAAAAGTAGCCGATGCGTTTAAATCTAAACGAGGATATAAACGTGGTGGTCTTGCAAAACCTGCTGCAGATCAAGCTGGTTTAAAGAAACTGCCTACTGCTGTACGCAATAAAATGGGCTACATGAAGCGTGGTGGTAAAGTTACTAAGGGTCACGTAGATATGCGTAAAGGTGGCTTGTTCCGCTAGTGAGCATAGAAAGTGATATACGAGACTGGTCTAGTAAGGTACTTGAGGTATCTAACGATGCTCTAGGGGGCTTACCAGCCTGTCCGTATGCACAGCAAGCTTGGAAACAAAACAAAGTAAATGTAATAGAAACTAAGCATCTTGGTATTGAAGCTATTACACAAGCCAATAGTTTTGACAATACATATGACTTAGTTATTGTTGCTTCGTATTATTATCCCTCACAGTATCAACTTAAAGAGTTTACTACTTTTTTAAATGATCTTTATACACCTAGAGATTTGCACATAATGGAGTTTCATCCTGACTATGGTGCAGAAGATGCAGACTTAGACTTTTTGTATGAGCATGAGTGGGAGTCTGATATAGAAGATGAATACGCTATGTTGTTTATTCAGTCTTTAAGTAAAGTAGATGACGCAAGTTTACGTTTAGAAAAGTTAGGATATTATGATGTGTATCCTAAAGATGAGTATGAAGCACTTGTATTAGATAGAAGAAAACGGAGACAGAAACAATGGCAATGAAACCTAGAGCAATGAAAAAGAAACCAATGATGCGTGGCGGTATGGCTACTAAGAAAAAGCCTATGATGCGTGGCGGTATGGCTAAAAAGAAAATGATGCGTGGTGGGATGGCTAAGAAAAAGTAATGTCTCTTATCTCTCACTTACCATTACCTAACATGCCATTTCAAACACATGTTAATATTGTGTTTGAAAATGGTGTAGGTGAACCCGTTGAGAAACAGACAGATAAAAAAGAACCTAATCGAATTACGCCTGATACACCCATAGAAGATCTAAAGCTAGTGAATCAGATGTATGCTTACAATCCTAATCCAAACAAACTACGTACACCTGATGGGCAGATCGTAGACTTTATAATAGCATAAGGAAGCTACATGCCTGATCTAAGTAAGTCAAAGTTTCACACACAAGGGTACACTATCGCCTCTACTTCGGCAGATGCTAGTGCTACCGCTGTGTATACTTGCCCTGCTAACTTTAGTGCCATTACTAGATATCTACACATTAGTAATAGTTCTACTTCTACTAAGAAAGTGTTTGTACAGTTCTATCATGCTGACGATAACGAGTATCATTATATAGCTAATGGACTTAGTATGGCAGGACACTCTGTAGTTAATCTAGTTAATGGTGGATACTTTAACTTACACTCAGGTGATAAGATTATGGTATACGGTGAAACTGCAAATACTATGGAAGTACTTGTTTCAGTAGAGGAATACTTTGACCCGAACCGCACTTAATGCATAACGGGGTTGCAATCTTATCTATAGTATGATATAACTATTTATGTAAAACTACTCCTGCACAAATAAAAAGGAGTAGTGCTATGTTTAAGAATATTTTAAAAGCGATTCAAAAGAATCAACAACGACGAGCAGACTATTGGATTCTCATGAACTTGAGTGACAAAGAGCTGCATGACATGGGGATCAGTAGAGGTGAAATCAGGCAAAAAGTCTACGGTTAATGCAGCGGGCAATTATACTAAGCCTAGTATGCGTAAGCGCCTTGTTGCTTCCGTTAAAGCTGGAGGGAAAGGTGGTAAGCCAGGACAATGGTCCGCCAGGAAAGCCCAGATGGTTGCAAAGCAATACAAAGCAAAAGGTGGAGGATATAAGTAGTGAAAGTAGATGCACCTAAAGGTTATCATTGGATGAAACAAAAAGATGGTAGCTTAAAACTAATGAAACATAAAGATAAGTTTGTGCCTCATAAGGGTGCATCTCTCACTGCTAATTTCCCTGTACAAAAGAAACACGATGCCAAAAAGTAAAAGTCAAAAAAGTTTAACAGCTTGGACTAAGCAGAAGTGGAGAACCAAGAGTGGTAAACCATCAACGCAAGGTCCGAAGGCTACAGGCGAAAGGTATCTACCTGCAAAGGCTATTAAGTCTCTTAGTTCTTCTGAGTATGCCGCTACATCACGAGCAAAACGAAAAGGCACTAAGGCGGGTAAGCAGTTTGTGGCTCAACCTAAAAAGATTAGAGCCAAAGTGAAACCTCATAGGAAAGTTACATGACAGAAAAGCAACAGAAGTTTCTTGATGCCTTGTTTGGTGAAGCCGAAGGCAACCCAGTTAAAGCACTTAAGATTGCAGGGTATGCTCAGGGGGAATCCTCTGCAAGAGTTATGGCTCCTTTGAAGGATGAGATAGCTAATCGTACTCGTGACTTTATTGCTACCAATGGCCCTCGTGCTGTTTGGTCCTTGATGAACGTTATGACTAACCCAACAGACTTAGGGAATAAAGAGAAGATGGCTGCTGCTAAAGACTTCTTAGACCGTGCTGGTTTTGTAAAGACCGACAAGGTAGAAGTCAAATCAGAAAGCCCACTGTTTATTTTACCTCCTAAAGAAAATGAAGCTTGATAAAACTTGGAAACTTCCAAAGCCTGACAAAACCGAAAGTGGCTATGTTTGGCACCCAGTAGTAAGAGTAGGTAGACAAGTACCATTTGGGTACTCACAAGACCCAGATGACAAAGATATTATTATACCTATTCCAGAAGAACTAGAACTGTACGAACAAGCAAAGAAACACCTAAAGCAGTACAGTTACCGTGATGTAGCCAATTGGTTAAGTGATCAATCAGGCCGACATATATCACATGTAGGACTATATAAGAGAGTTAGACTTGAGCAGAAGCGTAAGAGAGAAGCTGCAAACCAACGCTACCTTGCCGAGCGATACAAAGCGGCGCTCGACAAAGCAGAAAAAATCGAAGCCCAAATCCGTGGTGGTAGAGAAGAGTCCAGCCCAGCCGAAGCCTGAGCCTATTGATATTGAAGAGGCAATCCGTGAAGTTATCTTTGAACCTAACGAGGGGCCACAGACAGACTTCCTAGCTTCTACAGAACAAGAAGTACTTTACGGTGGATCAGCAGGTGGGGGTAAGTCCTACGCAATGATTGCTGACCCTGTGCGGTACTTGAA